TTATGTGGACACCAGAATCATATTCATTTCTCCTTTCAGGGGGTTCATTCTGATTACATCGCTCAGATAATCCGGTGCAAAATGGGCGTAGACCATTGTCTGGGTTATTTTTGTATGACCTAAAACGCGTTGTAGCGTCACAATATTGCCACCGTTCATCATAAAATGGGTGGCGAACGTGTGACGTAAAACATGAGTGGCCTGTCCTGATGGCAAATCAGGTTTCACTGTTTTGAGCGCCAGTCTGAATGCTCCGTAGTCAGCCCCCGGAAACAGTAGCCCGGTTTTGTTTTTCGTGACCTCTTCCGCCACCTGTTCAGAAACAGGAACGGTTCTGAGCTTACTGGTTTTGGTTTTCGTAAAAGTTACACGCTGATGAACTATATTTGTTCGTTTGAGGTTTTTGGATTCTCCCCAGCGCCCGCCGGTACTCAACATCAGAACGGCCAATCGTCTGTTGTCTCCCTCCAGATTAGCCAGCAGGGCTGATATTTCGTGATCGTAGAGAAAACTCATTTCAGGCACGGCTTCTTTCAGTGTACCTGTGCCCCTTATTGGGTGCTCGCCGTGGAATGCCCCAGACTCTATCAACTGAGAGAATGCCCCGCTGATAGTTGTCATTTCGCGGTTGATCGTTGAGGCTTTAACCCCGCCCTGCAATCTGACAGACTTGTAGCGGGCAATAAGGTTTCTGTTAATCTGAATAGCTGCCGGATTACCGGTTATGTCAGAGAATCGCCTGAGTTTGAGAAGATAATTCTGGCCGTGGTCGCTGTTTCGTCCATAAAATTGCCACCAGATATCAATCAATTCTGATAATTTCCTCTTATCAGTTGGCTTTGCCAGCCATTCCTTGTTTCTGTGATTAGCAGAAACATAGCGTTCAAATGTTACAGCCTCGCCTTTCTTGTTGAATTTTCGACGGATTCGCCTTCCGCTACGGCCATTTGGCCGGATGTCCACTTCATATTGACCGCCTTCGAGCTTCTTAATGGTCATTAGAAAGCCCTCTGAAACGATCTTTAAAGTTACAGTTTTGATAACGCTTTGTGTCTGATAAATATAGTAAATGTAAAGTTAACCAGCCTTTTGCCCTGATTGCTGAGAGCTTGTTTCTCCTTGCCCACAGTGTGCGAGGGCCGGTGCTATCTGACCGGCTTCGGGGGAAATCTGATCCGCTATAAACCAGAGTGTGTATTTGCTGAATCTGGGGTGTTTTAAAATTTTCATGATTGCTTCTACTCCCATACTTTTGGTTCCATTCTCGTAGCTTGAAAGTGAGCTATAGGCAACACTAGTTAAATCACTGAATTGTCTTCTATTCATTCTCTCGGACTCCCTCATTAGCTTAAGCTTCTCAGAAATTTCAATTGACATGTTTTTCCTTACGGAGCAATATTCTCCTATAGGATAATAAAGTTACCATAGTGAAATAACACTATTGGCAGTTAATAGCCACTAAAGGCAATTGGATAATACCATAGGAGTAAAACATGAACAGGTTAATAACATCTGTTACAGACGCTGTCCCATATCATGAGTTCGCCAGGTTGATTGGTAAAACGCCGGCTGCCGTTAAGGGAATGATTGAAAAAGGAAAGCTGCCAATAGTTGAGATGACCGATCCCCAATCGACATCTGGCAGGGCAGGGGAGGTGTGGATTTACCTTCCAGCCTGGAATAGCGGTATGAAACTGGCATATGAATGCCGCCCGAAAGAGATCCGCGAGGGTTGGCTAAGATGGCTGGGATTGGGGGAATCACAATGAAAAGTACAGTAACAATTAACGGGCCGCTGTTCACTCGTCGCTATGAGGTAACAGAACAACAGCCCGTATTTTACTTTGACCCATCTGATTTAAATGGGGATATGACTATTTTTCACCGAGCTTATCCAGATAATCAACATGCATCTGGAGATCAACCAGCAATTGCTTTGCCTGCTCCAGATTCAGCCCGCTGAATGTCCCGGCGGGAACTGGCTCTGAATGGTCAAAGTTAATTGCAATAATGCGGGGAGTATTGAGTTTTAAAATATCCCATCCGGTTGATGGGATGTAGGGAACTACATAGTTCGTTGTTTTTGACATTTATGTCTCCTTTTAAATAATTTCCTGTTGGCAAGATTTGCAGATCATTGCCGCAGGGAACAATATCACAGGATAGGTTATGTACGCACAACAATGCCCATCACTATCAGCAATGCTGGTCAGCAGACAGCAAATCACGCACCGCCAGCACACGCGCGGTTGGATTGAAACGCCGGACGGGCGCTACTTTCTGCCTGATGCCGTTAAGGTGCAGTTCGTCAATGGATTTAACAAACCGTTTATATGCCGGCCGCATCGTCGCTGGTTCGCCCGGCTGATGGGGATATTTGCTTAATGAGGTGAAAATATGCAACGGCAATCTGATGCGGAACGGATTAGACAGCTGGGGCTTATTAATTCTCAGAAATGCATGACTGTAATAATGCGTGCGAGATATGAGAGTAATTTAACCCGCGACTTTATTAACAGGCTATCGTCACGCCACCGGGGATTAGTTTATTTTTATGCCTCTATTCCTAAATTGCGACATAAATTTAAATTTGAAGAACTTGAAAAATACGAAAGTAAGCAAGTGATTAGCTCGTTAAGGGATTTGCGAGAGTTGTTTAAATCAATCCCGCCCGCGCTTCTGGATTCAGATAGCGAAATTTAATTTAACAGGTGGATTTCTGGTGCAATTAATTGTGCCGGGGTTTCTGTTATCTAAAAAAGGCAAGTGCTATGAATAAAAACTATGATATTCACTATGCGACGGCGCTGTGCGAAAGCAGTGTGCTAAGAACATGTATTGAAGCGATGACGGATGAAAGCGCATACATACATTTTAAGAAACTGATCGATGCCATATTAAATATGGATATGTGTGTAAGCGTGTTAAAAAATGAATGTAACCAGCTGCAAAATAAGTTGTCTGAAAAAGAAATGGCCTATGATGAAATCGCGCAGGCGCTTTTAAATACCGAAATCGGCAAGGCTCATAATCGTAGTAATACAGAACACCCTGACATACTGTCACATATTGATGCTGTCATCATCATCCAGTCACTTGAACAGGAGCTTCAGCATTACGCGGTGCTTGACGAAATTCCTTTTGGTGCCGCCGTGCCAAATAGCGAAATCTGCGAGTTACAGCAGTGCATCGCTGAGCTTGAAATGCAACTTGATTTTGAGCGTTCGCATAAGTCTGATTTACAGCTGGCATGCATCAGCTTTTGCGCCGGTATCACTGCTGAAATTCAGAGAGAAATAATCGGAGGGGTAAAATGATCCGTCCCCCCCTGAAATGGGCGGGGGGTAAAACCCGCGTCCTGCCGGATTTAATGCCGCACCTGCCTAAAGCATCAATGCTAATAGAGCCATTTGTGGGTGGGGCATCAGTATTCCTTAATACTGAATATCGCCGCTATATACTGGCTGATATTAATATTGATCTGATTAATCTTTATCGTTCTATCAAGCGCCAGCCTGAATATTTGATTTATTGTGCGCGTAATTTATTTAAAAATTGCAATAACAGTGAGTCATATTATTCAACCCGCTGGACGTTTAACGCACAGGCAAGGGCCGGTGAAAAAAGCAATCACGGCGCATTGCGCTGTGGCTTGTTATCTTACTGGACTGAGCGCGCGGCCGTGTTTTTATACCTTAATCGACACTGTTTTAACGGGGTGTGCCGTTACAATATCGACGGGGATTTTAATGTGCCTTACGGGAAATATAAAGTCCCTTACTTTCCTGAGACTGAAATTCGCCAGTTTTCAGAAAAGGCCAACGATACCAGGGCGATTTTTTTATGTGCCTCATTTGAGCGCACGTTGCAATTAATAACGGATCGTGACGCGGTTGTTGAATCACTAATAGCCGTAAATCAGAAGTTTGGTGTACCGGTCATCATTTCTAACAGTGATACAGCGGAAACACGCGAAATATACAAGCCTTTCAACCTTCATGAATTAAGCGTTAACCGCTCGGTTGGTGCGAATGCCACAACTCGCGGGGTTGCAAAAGAGGTGATTGGCGTTTTGAAAGTCTGTGATGGCTGCGGCCCGTGTTGCGGCGATGCGACATACAAAATTATGCAGGAAGCGGGGGTGTTTAATGAGTGAATGGATAGATTTAGGCCTGGTAGCCCTGATTGGCATAGTAATGTCATTAGTAACATTCCTTTTTTTATGCGTTGCTGATCGCCTTTTTAAAAATAATGAAAGACTGGGGCCAATTGGTTGCCTTTTTTTATCATTCTGCTGGCCTGTTGGGATATTTGCAGCGGTTGCAATGATTATATATGCCGCATGCAAATTCCCTGCTCATGAAATTTATCGCCGGATAGCCGGGGATAAATGATGAAAACAGGCACTGCTTATTACAACGAGTTTGATCCATTCGCAGCCCAGTGGCTGCGTAACCTGATTGATGCCGGGCATATTGCGCCCGGCGTTGTGGATGAACGCTCAATAACTGAGGTAACCCCGGATGACGTCAAAGGATTCACACAGTGTCACTTCTTCGCCGGGATCGGTGTCTGGTCTTACGCCCTGCGCTGTGCAGGATGGCCCGATAATCGCCCCGTCTGGACAGGTTCATGCCCCTGCCAGCCTTTCAGCGCCTGCGGTAAGCGGCAGGGGAAAAACGATGAGCGCCACTTCTTCCCCGTGTGGTTTCGTCTTATATCGGAGTGCCAGCCTGATGTTATCTTTGGCGAACAGGTTGCAGGCACTGACGGCCTCGACTGGCTCGACGATGTACAAAATAACATGGAAAACGCGGAATACGCCTTTGCGGCTTTTGATCTATGCGCTGCGGGCTTCGGTGCTCCGCACATCCGGCAGCGTCTTTTCTGGGTGGCCGACGCCGACCGCGAGCAATGTCAAAAACGCCTATCAGGACCCTCAGAAGGTTATAGCCAGAATGTTAGCGGGGCGGCAATCGAACCTACAGGACTTTGCCTGTCTGGCGGGCTGGAACACCCCGACAGCTACGGATGGGAAGGGCGGCTATGTGGGCGGCAGAATTCGCAACGGGAAGATTTCAACGGATCGGTTGGATGTGACGGCACAACTCGCGGGCTGGCCAACACCAACAACGATAGACAACAATCAGGTTGCAGGGATGGGAGCGGCTGCAAACCACCCATCAAGGGGCACAACTCTGGGCGGCGCGGCGCGGCTGACCTGCTCAATGCGGTTAGCGGTTTCTGGGGATCTGCTGACTGGCTCTTTTGCCATGATGGAAAGTGGAGGCCAGTTAAACCCGGAATTAAGCCGCTGGTTGATGGGTTTGCCGGACGCGTGGGCCAGCTGCGCGCCTACGGTAACGCCATCGTTGCGCCGGTCGCGGAAGCGTTCATAACTGCATATCTGGACAGTACACAATGACCACGGTCACCCGTGGTCGTTACGCCCCATCCCCCCCACCGCCATACCCCGGTAAATCTCCTGAAGCCGCCGGGGTGTGGTGGTGGAATCAGCCCCGCGAGGCAGTCGGCACTATTGCAGCAGAGCCGCCGATTGCCGACTGGGCCTTTGATCTCTGCCTGTCTAAAGAGCCTGTCGATCCCGTCCGCCGTGCCCGCCGTCGCCTCAGTAAACTGCCTCACTCAATACGCAGCTGGTATGCCCGGCGTGTTGACGATCTCACCCGCACGGAAGGTGCGACACGCGCCGGTGCCTGGCTGACCGGCACATTTGAACAATATATTTTGCCGCGCATTGATAATGTTAACGCCCGTTACCGGCTGGACATTCTGCCGCTGGCATTCGGAGAATTTGCCCAGGATTACAACCGGCTGCCGTGGTGTGGCCGCCGCCAGCTGAAACGCCTGGCGCACCGGCTGGCCGATCTCGTCACCGGCGAATTTATCAATTATCAGAAGCATTACTATTACGAAACCAGCGATCTGTCGTTTTCTGTCATCTGTGCTTACGGCCGTGCGGCATGGCTGGTTTCCCATCTCAACATGTTTGCCCCAGGCTGGGGCACGTACTGCAATGAGGAACTGACGGACTCCGACGCACTGAGGTGTGCGTCCCGGCTGGAATCGCCCGCGTGGTGGCTGCGCCGCCTGCGCCGCGTCCACGACCAGTGGCGGGAACACCTGCAAATCGCAGCGGGTTACGTTCACAAAAAATCAGCGTCTTACTGTAGTGAGCCGACGCTGAAAGAATGGCGAGCGCAAAAGAAATCCAACCGTGAATACCTGAAAGCGATGGAGCTTGAGGACCAGGACACCGGAGAGCGGACGCCACTTGAAGACAAGGTAAACAAGAGCGTTGCCAATCCTGCAAATCGCCGGCGGGAATTGATGACGCGCCAGCGCGGATTTGAGGACATAGCCAACGAAATGGGGCTGGCCGGTGAGTTTTACACTCTTACCGCGCCGTCGCGTTTTCATGCCGTACATACCAGCGGTCGACGTAATGACAAATGGACAGCTGGCGCAGTATCTCCCCGTGATACCCAGCGCTATCTCTGCAAGATATGGGCACGCGTTCGTGCCGCCTGGCGTCGCGTCGGTATTCGTGTTTTCGGATTTCGTGTAACCGAACCGCACCATGACGGTACACCGCACTGGCATCTGTTGCTGTTCATGCGCCCGGAACATGTTGAGAACGCCCGCGATATTTTTTGTTATCACGCCCGCCTGGAGGATTCAGAAGAGTTACTGACGCCGCAGGCGCTGGAGGCCAGGTTTCAGGCAAAACCCATCGATCAAAGTCTGGGCAGCGCCACTGGCTACATTGCTAAATATATTTCAAAAAATATTGACGGGTACGCGCTGGACGACGAGACGGACGACGAAACCGGCGAGTCACTAAAAGATACCGCGCGCCGTGTCAGCGCGTGGGCTTCGCGCTGGCGCATCCGTCAGTTTCAGCAGATAGGCGGCGCACCGGTGACCGTATACCGCGAACTGCGCCGCCTGCGTGACCGTGATCTGTGCCTGCATCCTGAAATCGGTCCCGTGCATGAAGCCGCAGACGCTGGCGAGTGGGGAGCTTATGTTATGGCCCAGGGCGGCCCGCTGGTAACCCGCGCCGCTATTCCCGTCCGCCTCAATTATGAAATTTCTGAAAACGGCAACGTATACGGTGACGACGTCGCCCGCGTGGCCGGTGTCTGGGCACCAGTGGCGGGGCCGGATTCACTCATTTATACGCGCACCACCACTTACAAAATCGTGCCCAGAGCTAAAAGCGAGGGGGTTGATCTTGACCTGGCTTTTGACCCAGGGCGCGTAGCCGCGCCGCCTTGGAGTTCTGTCAATAACTGTACGCCGGCTGATTGTAGCGAGCGGGCGGCGGCTCCATTTGAAGGCGATTACAACCAGATGACCCGCCAGGAACGCCGGGATCTGCTGGGCCGGATACGAAAACGGAGTACAGGAAGGGGGGGTATTGTTAAAAAAGAACGCCGGCCGCCAGAGCCGCCACCTTTAACGGATAAATTACGACGCGATCTGGACAGGCTGGGCATTAACTCGGATGAGGAGCTGCTGGCGCTACGGCGGGGATCATGTGTGCCTTATGAAGAAGGGGTTCTTCGCATCACAGTATCCGGCGAACTGTCTGTTAAGCGAACGACCCGTTATTGCCAGGCTCCGGGGTGTTCTGCTGAACTGACGAAACAGGATCTTTTAACGGCGCATGATGGCTGGTGCGTGAAATGCACCGAAAAGATGAGGGAAAAATTTATGTCCGGGCGTTATGGCGATGAAGATGAACGCGAGGCTGAGTATCAGCACTGGCGTTATTACAGTGAGTCGGGTTGGGAGGAACGGACTGAGCAGGCTGAAAAAATTAAGCAGCGCCCCGGACCAGGCTCCCCGGCAGACAGTGATCCTGATCCGGTATTATTCCCGGTTAAGCCACCGGAAGGGCCGCTGCCAGTGGTGAAAGCGCGTCCTGTATTCAGTTTGTATCCTGATCATGCGGCCCTGATAGCGGAAGCGGAAAGAAAATATTCAGAGTCGCAACGGCGCGTGGTGGTGCCGCCAGAAAAAGAGAGTGATGATTGACAGGCGACATTTTCCGGGGTTATGGTTGTTCCGCAGCGGCAAAATCCGCTGCCGGGATTGAGACCCCGGACAAGACGATGCGCACAGCCGCGCTTATGCGGTTTTTTTTGTGTGTAAACCAGACTCACCCCAAATATGGTGGGCTGGCGGGGGCGGCGAAAGCTGCGCCGGTTTGCGCTCCGTCCCGGTAGTCTCAACCTCGCCAGCTCACCACCCCTTTAGATTGAGACCTTCAGGCGTTGTGATTGACCCAAGGAAATGGAGCAATCATTATGTACACCCATCTTATTGAAGAAGACGCCATTGACCGCCTGAACCGCGCCAGCGCGGCTGCCAGCCTGCTTTCAAATCTTATGACATCTTATGATGAATACAGCGGCGACGCACTGCCAGCCGTCAGCGTGGCGACCCTGATTGATTATATCAATGCGGATATTTCGGTTGCCCTTAAGAGCTGTAAGATGTTGCATGGCGGTGCGCTGGTTGAACCGCTGAGAAGCGTCCGTTAATCAAAATATAACCCTCTCCCCATCGCGGCGGGGGGGTTCTGCTATGATAGCCCTGTGTACTAAAAACCCCGCGTTTGCGGGGTTTCTGTTATCCGGGCTGGCCCTGTAGCAGGTCTAAAGCAATCTGGCGTTCTTCCGGCCTCAGACGCTCAATCAGCGCCTTAACCAGCCTGTTGCCGGTCAGCCCGCTGGGACTGAGCGAATGTGAATACTCTGCTTTAAACACAAATGTATGACCGCATTCCACGTCAGTACAACCGCAGTACAAATCGGCCAGGCGTTTATCCTGCCAGTTGGTTTTTCTGATAATCGCCGGGGCGGCACATTCAGGACAGTTGATTTTAAATACGCGCATATTCAGGACTCCGCAGGCCAAGGCAACATAATCAGCGGATTTTAGCCTTTTTTTGTTCATATTTCCCCCTGTTCCGGCGTATTTGTTGGTTGTTTCAAATCAAATATCAGGTGCAGACTGGCGGGGATCTCCGGGTCATTGTTCACCGCGTTCATGATTTTGCGCTGTAGCGGGATCACCTCATCTTTCCGATAGGTGGATCGCGCCGTTTCGGGGTTGCCCAGCCCGGCGCTGTTGGTCGGGATAATTCCGGCCAGGCCCGCCGGGAAGCGGTGCGCGGTTAAAATATCCTGGGCGGTGATGCTCTTGACGTTGGCGAACTCGTCTTTTGCGCTGACCTCCCCGACTGGAATCAATTTCACCCCTTCCGGCGCACCTTTCGGTATTGAGATAAACATATTGGTGAAATTTCCGACGCCCTTTGACTGCTCAATTTTATTTTTGATTTCCTCCTCCACCTCCGTGGATATGTTGGGATCGTTGGCGTAAAGGATAAAACCCATATGCGCGCCGTTATGATAGTAACGGCGACGGAAAATGGTTGATTCACTGTTGAGTAACACGGAATGAATGCCGCCAATATAATCAGGAAGTCCGTAAACCTGCTGGCGCGGGTCGTACTGTTTCAGAAAAATGATATCCTGCGGTGTGTAAACCAGCGGTTCCCCCTCCTGCAATATCACAAAATCATCATTTTTGCGCCGGCGCAGGTAGAGCGAGGGGAGCGGGTGCAATGAAACCACCTCATTCCAGAAATTGCGCACCTTTAGCAGTGCCACGTCACCAAACAGCAGGTAATCAAACACCGCAGCGTCAATCGCATCAGATGCCAGCCCGCCGCCCAGGTAGCCGCTGGTCACCATGTTGCGCCGGGCATAGATAACGCCGCCATGCTGACCGTTGAGGTTGGGCAGCTGGGAGAGCGACAGGCGGTCAATCGGCAGCCTCCAGTGATCGAAATCGTTGTCATACCAGATATTGTGATAGTCCGTGCCGGTAGTCAGTATGGGTTCTGGCTCCCCGAATGTGATCACGCTGCCCCGTCCGGGGGTAAACTGATGCGCCTTTACCGGCGGGGATTTTTTGCTTTTTTTCATGCGGCTTTTCCAAATGCCCACAGGCTGGGGCGGTCATGTTCATAGTCGAGCGGTTCATTGATCACCGCGTGAGAGATGGCGAAAAACACGTCAGCGTGCCCGGTGGTTTCAGAGCGTTCCGCAACAAACGTCATTGCGTTGCCGCTGGTTGTGACCGTGCGGCGTATCGCCATAAAACTGGGGATGATTTCAGCGCGCGCTTTGCTGACCTCGTCGCAGGCGTCTTTGCTCCAGTTAATGCGCTGGCGTTCAACAACATCAATCATCTTCAGCACCAGACGGTTTTTGCTCTCCACGCTGTAGAGGATCGGTGTGGCCTCGCGTGGTGCGAACCGTGACACCAGGTCATAAACGCCCCGGCCAATGCCGGTTACGTCAATGCCGATATACGTCATGTTGTAACGCTTCATCAGCTGCTTAATCTGTTCCGCCTGCCAGCTGAAATTCAGACCCTGCCAGTGGTAAACGGCAAGCACCCGGAATCGTTCGCCCTCGTAGACTGGCGGCGCAACAATCACAAAGGTGGAATTATCCCCGCTGCGTGACGGGTCGAATCCCGCCCATACCTCACGGTTACCAAAGGGGCGTAGTGCGGTGGGGTCATAGTCCTGCCACATGGCTGCGTCTGTCTCACAACGCGTCAGGTCAGAGAATTTAAATACCGCGTCTTTACTGTCCACAAACTCACACATAAACAGCATGGCAAACGCGGTCTCGCTGTATTTGTTGCGCAGGCGTTCAATATCGACCAGCACCCCCAGACCGCCGGTAATCGCATCCTCCATCGTGATGACATAGCGCCAGATGCCATCCGGGCAGAGGCGACCACCGTCACGCAGTTCGCTGAGTTTCGGGAATACGACGTTTTTACGTTTCGGATCGTCGCCGCGCCACGCTGTGCCGGTCCAGACCGGATATGCCTGATGTGTTTTGGCGCTGGGTGTTGACAGGTAGGTAGTGCGGAATTTGCTGTGTGTCGCCATCGCGGACGCCACTTCATGCAGACGCGCAAATTTCGGTATCCAGAATACCTCGTCACCGTACAGATGGCCGTTATAGCCCTGTGAGGTGTTGGCATTAGTTGAGAGAAAACGCAGCACCGCGCCGTTGCTCAGACGAATGTCCCCACCGGTCAGCGTCACGCCGAAATGTTTCTGTGCTATCTGGACGATATACTCCCGGAAAATCTCGCTCTGGGCGCGTGAGGCGGAGAAAAACACCTGGTTATCGCCGCTTATAACGGCGTCCTCAAACGCCTCCCACGCGCAGTAATAGGTAAATCCCACCTGACGGGATTTCAGCAGAAAACGGAAATCCTGTGTTTTGTTGTCCCGGCAGTGCAGCTGGTAGTCAAACAAATGATCCCTGGCGGCCTGGTCCAGCATTTCAGCCGTGATGCCGGACACATCATTTTTTTTATACCGGCGCCTGCGTTCGCCCCCGTTATTTCCATCGGGGCCTGACCAGTTGTCACCTTGCGTCACTACGTTACGGGCCTGAAGCTCAGCCATTTTTTCGGCGTGCTTATTGCGCTGAGCCATCAGTTTGACGTGCTGAGTAACCAGATCCCTCAGTTCCTCAAGTTCCAGCGCGGTTTTTTTCTCTCGCAATGACAGTTGCCCGATGCGCCGGGCAATGGTTTCCTCGACCGACTCCAGCGGCAACAGGGAGGCCCACCGGTATTTATCTGACCAGTGATAGAGGGTGCGAACCGGGATCGATAATTCCCCCGCAATTTCTTTTGGTGTCCAGCGTTTAATAAATAATGCGCGGGCCGCCTCTTTTTTTTCGTCGGTATATTTTGCCATGCCGCTATTATGCGGGGTGGTTTGAGTATGTATTAAAATTAAATATCGGTTGTGGGTGTTTATACATGAATAACCGAATGCATCCGATATAAACCGGATGCACCTTTTTGCTGTCAGTGAATAATAAAGCCCATATTTAATTTATTCAGGGCTGAATATGCCGCAGGCAACTATAACAACTGACTGGCTGTGTATTGCAACATCGGGCACAGCGGTTGACGGGCGTCCTGTTCTGCCGGAATGGCTGCACCAGGCGGCAGAGGATTACAGCCGCGATACTTACACCGCCATGATCTGGCCGCATCATCCCCAGTTTGAACTGGGTGAACGGGAATTTACCTGTAATCTCGGAGAGGTGGACGAATTAAAGGCGGTTGATGAAAAGGACGTAACAAAACTCTATGCCCGGCTGATACCCAATCAGTTTTTAATTGATGCCAATCAGATGCGGCAGAAATTATTTACCTCGGCTGAGTTCTGGGAAAATTTCGCCGGAACGGGGCGGACCTATTTATTTGGGCTGGCCGTTACCGATATTCCCGCCAGCCTCGGAACGCAGAAAATAGAATTTATTTTCGACAATCAACAATACGAGGGTGCACGCGGCAGTGTTGAAACGTTCAGCCTCGGAACACTGAAAAAAAATCAGTCGTCGTTATGGGGGCGACTGTTCAGCGCCCGCAAAAAACAATTTGCGGCCAGTCCTGAAACTCAACGGCCCCCAGAGGGCGAGGATACAAAACAGATGGATGAACTACGCGAACTGATCGAAAAAATGCTGGTGCGGCTGGATGCGCTGGAAAAAACGGCCAGCGGTGACGGCAAGGCCGATACCCCGGCAGAGGCCGCCGCCGACGTCAGCAGCCTGGCGGAGGAAATTGCAGAGGTGGCCGACGAGGTGGCAGAAATCGCCGCAGAGGTGGCGGAAAAACCGGAGGATGAAGTTATCGCCGCAGAGTTTACCGCCGCTAAAACCCGTATGGCCGCGCTGATGAAAAAATTTGCTGCTGGCGGGAATGACGCCCGGTCACGCTCCCGACGGCACCGCCGCACACATCTGAGTGCGCACGGCAATGGCCGTTCTGCGCCCGCTGCCGGAGAAGATTTTTCTGCTATCAGGGCGGAGATGAACGTCATTCTGGAGAAATTCAACACGCTGAGCGCGGCCAAAACGCCTCTGCCAGGCAACGGACCGGCTGACAGCCAGAAACCGTTCAGTTTTCTGTAACTGGCGAACCGTTAATTAACTGACACGGAAAAAAATAATATGCAATTAACACCGAGGGCGGAGGCGCTGATCCGCAAATACACGGCGGGCCTTGCCCAGTCATATGGCGTGCCGGACACCTCAAAGTTTTTCGGGCTGACCGATCCGCGTGAAATCCAGCTACGTGACGCGCTGTTGCAGCAGTCTGAGTTTTTACGCCTGGTCAACATGATGGATGTCGATCAAATTCAGGGGCAGGTAGTCAACACCGGTAACCCCGGTCTGTTCACCGGGCGAAAATCTGACGGTCGTTTTGGCCGAAAAATGGGCGTGGACGGTAATGAATATCGCCTGTATGAGACGGATTCCGGATCATACCTGGAATATGCCCTGTTGGTCGTCTGGGCTAACGCCGGAAGTGAGGACGAATTTTTTCAGCGTATTCAGGCGTTCAGCAATGAGTCATTCGCGCTGGACATTCTACGGGTGGCATTCAACGGTATTGAAGCGGCGAAGGATACCGATCCGGAGGCTAACCCGCTCGGTCAGGACGTCAATATTGGCTGGCATCAGATTGTCAAATCCCGCACCCCTGAGCAGATTATCACTGACGGCGTGACGCTGGATCGCCTTGGCAGCGGGGCGGATTTTGTTTCGCTGGACGCTGCCGCAACCGACCTGATCCACACCTGTATTTTCGAACCCTACCGAAACGATCCGCGCCTGGTGGTACTGGTGTCAGCCGATCTGATTGCCGCTGATGCAACTAGCATGATGAACCGCATTGACCGTCCTACCGAAAAAGTCGCGGCACAGCTGATTAACCGCGAAATTGCCGGGCGCACCGCCTACACGCCGCCGTTTATGCCTGAAGGCCGTCTGATTGTCACCACGCTGTCTAACCTGCATATCTATACCCAGCGCGGCACCCGCAAGCGTAAGGCTGAATGGGTGGACGACCGGAAACGATTTGAAAATAACTACCTGCGCATGGAGGGCTACGCCGTGGAGCACGACGTGTTGTATGCCGCCTACGAGAAAATCACGCTGCCGGAAACGGCTGAAACGGCGGAGGAATAATCATGGCACTGACACCCTGCCAGCGACACCGCGCCCGCATCCGGGCGGAACAGGCGATAAACAACCGTACACCGGTGGCTGACAGCCCCGTCAGCCTGCATGTGCAACTGCGTGAGCTGGAAGCCGACATTGCCCGGCTACGGGCGCTGGAGGTGACAGCCGACAGGGTGGAGCTGAAACGCGACGTGCTGCTGCCCAAATGGCAGCCGGTTGCTGAACAGTATCTGGCCGGGGATCGGGTGTTCGCCAATCCGGTTTTTGTCTACTGCATCATCTGGCTGTTTGATACCGGCAGTTATGACCAGGCACTGGACTGGGCGGATACGGCCATCAGCCAGGGTCAGAGCACGCCGGAAAATTTCAAATCCAACATGGCGGCATTTGTCGCTGATACCGTACTCGCCTGGTCAGAAAATCAGGCCGCGCTGGGACACAGCATTGAGCCGTATTTCAGCCGGACATTTGAAAATATCCGCACGAAATGGCGTCTGCATGAAGAGATAAACGCCAAATGGTTCAAGTTTGCCGGGTTGAATCTGCTACGTGATGAGAATGGCGAACCACGGCCCACGGCTGTAGAGGATGTGACTGTGCTGGAACAGGCCGACGCGCTGTTGGCGCAGGCCCATGCATTTAACAATCAGGTTGGGGTTAAAACGGCCCGTGAGCGCATCGCCGCCCGCATCCGTTCATTAACCGCCGCATGACAGGCTACCGCAGTGCCGGCGGGCGTGGTGGAGGTGTTGAAATCGTTGATTTCACCAGCCTTGGAAACCAGTCAGCCCGCCATTTTATTCAGGGGGGCAGATGACAGCACCAGCATTAGGTTTCAGCGGGCGTTCCATTCATTACAACGACGTGCCGGTGACAAACGGCGAACCATTCTGGCCCGATCTGAACGTAATGGAGTTTCAGCAGTCACGCACCATTCCGCCAGATCTGCCGGCAGACACCGCCGGGCGCGCCGTACTGGCGGCGGTGGCAGAAATCAACAGCGATCTGGCCGCCGTAGTCAGCGCTAAACAGGCTGCGGGCTATGCCACCGCGCTGGCGGTGCCGGGGGCAAAGATGGACGGTGAAAACCAGCTGACCGCGCAGTACAAAAAAGCAGTTTACGCCCGCGCAAAAGCCGATCTGCTGGGCGAATTCCCGGCGATAGGACGGCGTGAAACACATCCCGGACAGGAGAGTGCGGAAACCCGCGAAACCCTGCTGGCAGAAGCGGCGCTGGTGCTGCGCAATATCAAGGGCTATCCGCGGGCCGGGGTGTACCGCATATGAGCCAGATAGAGAGCCTGACAGGGTTTTTGTCTGAGCATATGCCGCCGCGCGCCATGCAGTTTTTTGAGAGCGCCATTGAGGACGCGAGGCTGATTTACGCGGTCAAAGCGCTGGGCCTCGGTCAGCGGCGTGTCGGCGTTTTCCGCTATAACGCGGCGCTGAGCTGGGATCGTTTCCCGTATCGTCTCTGTCCGCCCGCGCTGGTCTATGCACTGTTGTTTGCGTGGATGGATGCGTACCGCAACGCGCTGTATGACGCCCTCACGCTGGGTGAGCCGACTGTTGATATTGAGTTTGATGATGAGCAGACCGGATCGCTGTCGATAGTCATCGAACTGGCTGACGAGATCACAATTACGCCTGACGACGGCGGGGAAATACCGCTCAGCGGCCACCGCTGGAGGCTTGCACAGCCGGAAACCTGGACGGCAGAAACCGGATGGCTGTATGCGTCCGATCAAACCGGTGCCCCGCTGGGTGATGACGATGAAAATTGACGGCGGGCTGGATAAACGCCAGCAAAGACAGCTGCGTGAAATGCTCTCCGCGCTGGAACTGAAACCAAAACAGCGGCAGCGCCTGCTGTGGCGCATTGCAAAACTGGGGATCATCGTCGCCGCAAAACGCCATCAGCGCCAGCAGATGACGTCGGACGGCCAGCACTGGCCGGCGCGTAAACGCGGCCGGGGTAAAATGCTGCGCCAGCTGCCAAAGCTGCTGCACGTAAGGGAAATGCCAGAAATTGAGGCGGTACGTATCTATCTGAAGGGCGGACATTACCGCAACGCCAGCGGCCCGGTTTCTGCCGGTCTGATCGGCGCGGTGCATCAGAGCGGTTCGTCAGTACAGATGAACGCGGGCAGCGCTCCCCGCCCCGACCAGTCCGGCCAGTCCGCATTGCTGCGACAGGCTAAGCGCCTGCGCACGCTGGGTTACAAAATGCGCCGGGGCGACAAATGGATAAAACCGACTGCCCGGCAGATCACTGAAACGCTAAGCCGCGCTCAGGCCGGGTTGTTAATTAAAAAACTGCGCGGAAAACCGCTGAAAACCCGCTGGCAGATTGATTTGCCCGCCCGCGTGTTTCTCGGCGTCAGCGATGATGAATTTAATCAGATCCTGGCACGGCAGCTTCAGGCGATCAATTTTGGCTGGAACGTCAGGGCGCAGGACATACGAGGAAAACAATAATGACATGGCCCAGTGTAACAATTAACCAGCTGAACCAGCGCCAGGGCACGATTAACGAAGTTGAGCGGACGCTTCTTTTTGTCGGCACCGCAGCCAGCGGTGACGGCGATCTGATTGCGCTGAATTCACAATCAGATATCGCCACAGTGCTCGCCGCCGCCAAAACCGATCTGCGTGAGAACGTGCTGGCCGCGCAGCTGAATGCAGGTCAGAACTGGCAGGCGTATGCTTTGCTGATTGCGCCGTCCGTTGATGTGGACAAATGGCCGGAACACGTTGAACAGGTTCAGGATCTGATATCAGTTGAAGGCGTGGTTGTCGTCACTCACGCCCTGAAGGCGCAGATCCTGGCGTGGCAGGCGCTGCGGGAGCGACTGATTGCAAAAATTGGCCGCTGGGTCTGGTTTATTCTGACCCTGGCCTCACCCAATCCCGGCGGAACACCGCCGGTCGCCTGGGACGACTGGTTTGAGGGCGTCACATCTCAGGTCACTGGCGTGGCCGCCGCAGGTGTTCAGGTTGTTCCGCTGCTCTGGGGCAATGAAGCGGGGGCACTGGCCGGTCGTCTGTGTAACCGCGGCGTGACCATCGCTGACAGCCCCGCCCGTGTCAAAACCGGCGCGCTGCTGGGGCTGAGTGCCGATTTACCGACTGACTCCGATGGCGCAGAGCTGACGCTGGCCCAGCTGCGCCAGCTGCATGACATGCGCTGTTCCGTGCCGATGTGGTACACCGATTATGAGGGCATGTACTGGTCAGACGGATTAACGCTGGACGTAACTGGCGGCGATTATCCCGTCATCGAATATATCCGCATTGTTGATAAAGTGGCGCGACGCGTGCGCATCCAGGCGATTGCCAAAATTGCCGATCGGTCGCTTAACAGCACCCCGGCAAGTATTGCAGCGCATAAAACATATTTCACAAAAACCCTGCGCAACATGGCAAAAACAACGCAAATCAGCGGGGTGACATTCCCCGGCGAAGTGAAAACCCCTGAATCTGATGATGTCAGTATTGTCTGGTCTGACAGTAAAACTGTGGCCATTTACCTGACAGTGCGCCCCTATGCCAGCCCCAAATCCATTACTGTGGGCATTACCCTGGATGACTCAATTACGGAGAGCACATCATGACCGCACGAATCGGGGGAATGGATTTTGATATTACGCTCGGTACGGAGCTGATTCACGTAAAAGCTATTTCGCTGGATATAACAGATAACACCGCCGCTGCACAAACGCGCGGAGTCCCTGACGGGCACGTAAGCGGAGATGTGGCCGCCGAAGGAGAACTGGAGGTTGACACCAGAAACTTTCAGAAAATCGGCGCGATTGCACGCAGTGCGGGCAGCTGGCGGGCAATGCCCACCACTGACATCCTGTTTTATGCAAATACCGGCGATGAGGAATTAACGGTACAGGCATTTGGCTGCAAATTAATCCTCACCTCGCCGCTTAGTTTCGATCCGAAAGGCGGCGAAACCGGTAGTCACAAAATCAAATATATAGTGACCGATCCTGATTTTGTGCATATCGACGGTGTACCGGTGCTGTCCACCGACGACGTGCGCGATCTGATTGGGTGATGTTATGCAGAGCGGTGAAACGTCATCCCTGTTTACAAAACTGATCCTGATCGGTGCGGTAATCGGCATCGGCCAGGTGCTGGTCAGTAATGAGCGTATCACGTTACGTCTGGCGCTGGGGCGGATCATTCTGGGATCGGCGGTGGCGCTGGTTGCGGGAGTGTTGCTGTTGCAGTTTGAGGATATTCCCGAACTGGCCGTAATTGGCGTGGCCTGTGCGCTGGGTATTGCCGGTCACACGGCGATAGAAGCGGCGGTTAAGAGCCGCCTTGGAAAACATAAGGACTGACGCATGACACTGAGTGAAAAACAGGCGGTTTTTTCCGTCATGGTGGCAAAGCTGATTTTCCGTGCCGATGAATGCGGATACCGGCTCACGTTTGGCGAAGCGTACAGGACCGCTGAACAGGCCGCGCTGAATGCGAAAAACGGTCGCGGTATCGCCAGGAGTTTGCATACGCAGCGCCTGGCGGTGGATTTTAATCTGTTTATTAACGGTGAGTATCGGACAGACAGCGCCGCCTACCTACCCCTGGGGGAGTACTGGGAGAGCATCGGCGGCAGCTGGGGCGGCCGGTTTAAACAACCGGACGGAAACCATTTCAGTTTAGAGCACAACGGGGTGCGCTGATGATTGCGCGGGCGGCCGGTATATTTATCCTCGGCGCGGCGGCGGGGGCGTGGATTATGACCGTCGGTCAGGCAGCAGAGGCACAGCGAGAGGCTGAATACCGTGACGAGCTGCGCGGCCTGATCCAGGGCGTCTCCGCTGAGTCGGCGGCGGCGCTGGATGCAAAACTGACGGAGCTGCACGGTAATGAAATTCACACTGAACGGGTTATTCATACTGAAACCATTAAACCGGTTTTTCGTAACGTCTGCGCTACTGATGAGTATGTGCAGCTGTTCAACGAAACCACAGACGCCGCCGCCCGTGCGTTATCCGGCGGCGGCTCTGGTGCGTTGCCCGTCGGTACTGCCACGCCTGGCCGGACCGACGGGAAATGATTTCGATCTGGCGCTGCGCGACTGGCGCGCGCTCTATGTCAGCTGTGCCGCGCGGCACAACCAGCTGATCACCGACATTGAGAAACGACAGGACATAATGAAATGAGTGAAAAAAACGTGATAACGCTGACTATTGGCGGCACTGACGTGCAGTTTGCCCCGACATTGCAGGCTTACAATAAGTGCCTGAATGAGTCCGCCCGCGATGAAGATATCGTCGGGGCGGTTGCAACCTATTTGAAACGCATTGTTGTACCTGAGTCACGCGACGCGCTGGCGCGGCTTCTTTTAATGCCGGGGCTGGGTGCTCAGGTTGCCAAAAAAATCAATGAACTCTACGCGCCGACGGTAGAGATTGAAGTAAAGGCATAAGCCAGCTGACGGCGCATATCCGGGCCAGTCACTATGAACAGCTGGTGACGCTGCGGCGTCACTGGTTGCCGTCACCCGCTGACGGTGACGAACCGGCGGACAGCGTCATGAACCTGGCCCGCGCCGCCTGGCTGGCAGAATATTTTCAGGAGGCGAACGTTAACAGCGTCGCTGCCGGGATTGCATTTGCGTTTAACGGAAATCGCTGATGAAAGAGCTTTCTTTTCTCCTCAGTCTGAAAAACAACCTCAGCGCCCCGCTTGGCAGGGCACAGCAGAGCGTGAAGAGTTTCGCCCGCCAGTCCCGCGCCGCGTTTAAAAATATCGGCGTCGGCGCGGCCGGGCTGTGGGGCGTGGTACAGGGTGTGAAAGGATTGCTTGGCCCGGCTGATCGCGTTCAGCAGGCGCTCAATGAGCTGGCAACGCACAACGTAGACCCCGCCGGGCTGGATGCAATGTACCTGTCCGCACAGCGGTTCAGTACCCGGTTTGGCAAATCCGCCGCTGATTTTATCGCGTCGGGGGTGGCAATCAAAAATGAACTGGCCGGACTCACTGACCGTGATCTGCCCCGTGCGGCGGTGGCGATTAACACCCTGGCCGTGGCGACAAAATCCAGCGCTGAACAGTCGGCGTCATATATCGGTGAAATGGAAAATCACTGGCGCTCGACCGTTAATGAGATGGGTAACGTGCCGTTTGCGGAAATGATGGCCGGTAAAGCGGCGTACATGACTGCGAATTTTGGCCGTTCTTTAGATGAAATCCGTGGGATGGTAAAAACGGCGGGTGCCGCTGCGGGCGGTGCCGGCGTCGGCATGAATGAACAGCTGTCAGTGCTGGGAATGCTGAGCAAAACCAGCGGCACTGCGGCGGGCGGTCAGTACGCCGCGTTTCTGAAAAATGCCGTGGCAGGCGGCAGGCAGCTGGGCGTAAGCCTCACTGACAGCCAGGGAAAATTGCTTGCGTTCCCCGATATTCTCCAAAAATTACAGGCAAAATTTGGCAGTACGATTGAGGGCAGCGTCAAGGCCCAGACCGTACTCAACAATGCATTTGGCGAAGGAGCAAAGGCGCTCACCGCCGCATGGGGCCAGGCCGACGCGCTGCGTAAACATATGCGCGACATGGGCAACATCCAGGGGCTGGACCGGGCCACTGAAATGGCGATGAAAATGGCAAACATCTGGGAACGGGTGGATAAAGTCTGGGAGCGTGTCAGGGTGGCCGTCGGTATGCGCCTGATGCCGGCCATCAGCCCACTGATTAATTACGGTATCCGGGCGGGTGAAACGTTTGCGAAATGGCTTGATATGTTTCCCAATATTGGCCGCTGGATCGGCTATATCACCCTGGCTGTGCTGAGCCTGGGCGCGGCGGGTGCGGTGGCTAATATCGTTATTGGCGTATCAAAATTTATCTGGATAGGGCTGGTCGGTATCTGGAAAGTGGCGCGGACTGCAATCATTGCATTTACCGTTGCGCTGCGCATTCTGCGCGTTGCCGTACTGCTGGCCGGGCTGAGTATGCAGCTGTTAATGAGTCCGGTCACGCTGATCATTGCCGGGATAGCGCTACTGGCGGCGGGCATCTGGTATGCCGTCACGCACTGGAAAGTGCTGACCGCCGCGCTGCTGGACAGTGCCGCGTTTCAGTGGGTGTCTGAGCAGGTCACCGCGCTGGGCGGGGTGTTCTCTGACGTCTGGCAGTCGGTAAAACTGGGCTGGGCAATGGTGGTTAACTGGTTTACCGGACTGTCCCCGGTGCAGGCATTTGCGGGTTTTGCTGATGATATCAGCAACGTTTTTAGCGGACTGTGGGACACGCTGATGCAGTCATTTGGCCGGACGTATAACTGGATTGTGACCCGTCTTAACAAAATCCCCGGAGTCAATATTGACCTGAAGCCCGTCGGCGCTGATGCGCCCACGACGGCGGGTCTGGCCGCGCCTGCCGGGCTGAGTGCGCCGTTACTTGAGCGCGGCGGCCTGGGTAAAGCGATCACAGGCGGAGCCGGGAAGGTTACCGACAACAGCAAAAACAACACCATCGGCACGGTTAATGTGTATCCGCAGAACCGGGAAACGTTTGACGCATTGATGGAATCACAGGAGCTGGCCGCCGGATGAGTGAAAAATATATCGATCTGCTGATAACCGACGGCAGTTTTACGCTGGATTCCGGCAACGAACCGCAGCTGTGCAGCAACCGTATCAGCATTGCCCAGGACGTGGTTCACCGCATTATTGAAGCCGGGATAGTGAAAGAGCTTATAGCGGAGCGCAGCCCGCCGCTGCGTGCCGATATTCTGATGCAGACTGAATTACTGGTTGAAACTGATAACCGCATCGTGCCGGGCACCGTCAGCATCACCGACGGGGGCAACGGGGAATGGTTTGTGACGGCGGACACATGGGAGTTTGGCTCCCTGTCCACGTCGGTGGACGCATAAAGAGGTGAACAGTGTCGGAAAATAAACCCGCGCCGGATTATGAGGCAATTCTGGCTGAACAGGGGATGCCCATCACGGAGGCACAGATCCGTGAGGAACTTAACGCGGTGGTCAGTGAACAAGGGCTGGTGACAAATACCTCTGATATGTCGCCGTTCTGGCGGCTGATCCTCGCCATCGTTATCACGCCTGTACTGTGGCTGAAAAACGCGCTGGTCGGCACCGTAATGGCAAACCTGTTTCTGGCAACGGCCGGCGGCACGTTTCTCGATCTGTTTGCCTGGGCGGTGAACCTGACGCGCAAAGCCGCCACCGCAGCCGCGGGCGTGGTGCGGTTTATTAAAACGGAGGCGGACCGCGAAATCACAGTACCGGAAGGGACAGTGATCCAGACTGAACGCATTAACGGCACTGTCTACCGGCTAATAACCACGTCAGGGGTGACTCTATCCGCCGGCACGGTCAGCGCTCTGGTGCCCGTTACTGCTGAGCTGGCCGGCAGCGGATTTAACCTGGCTCCTGGCTATTTCCGTATCCTCCCGGTGGCGATTGACGGTATCGCCAGCGCGGTAACAGAGGACGACTGGCTGACCACGCCCGGCGCAGATGCAGAGTCAGATGACGATTTGCGCGACCGCATCAGAAATCAATACAACATGGTCGGCCAGTATCACACCGATGCGGTTTACCGCGGGCTGATTGCCGGCATTGCCGGACTGAATACCGACCGCATCTATTTTGAATATGACGCGCCGCGCGGTCCGGGTACGGCAAATGTGTATCTGCTGCTGGATTCCGGCATCGCCAGCCAGCCGTTTATCGATACCGTCAATGATTATGTAATGACGCAGGGGAACCACGGCCACGGCGACGACGTGCTGTGCGTGGCACTGCCGGAAACCCTGCACGATCTGAGCGTCAGCGTTTATCTGTTTTCTGACAGCGTTCTGACAGATGAGCAGATCGTTACGCTGCTGGGCAATATCGAAAACCTGATCCGCTGCGCGTTTCGTGAAAACACCGATTACGACGTAAAAAAAACCTGGCCGCACAGCCGTTTTTCCATGTCGCGGCTGGGTGAGGAAATCCACGCCGCATTTTCAGACGTGCAGTCACTTGAATTTTCACTTGGCGATATCGTCAGCGATCTGAATGTGCCCCGTCTGAACTCGCTGAATGTGGTGAACGCGGATGGATAAATTTCCTGATATCACCCTGCCGGTGTGGATGAACCGGGGTGAACCGCTGACGCTGGCGCTGGCGTCAGAAACATGGTGGCAACGGGTTTACGGCTGGCTGCTGTTTCCGCTGGCACAGATTGATGTTGATACGTGCGATGAACAGTTGCTATCCCTGCTGGCGTACCAGCGCGATATCACGCGCTTCAGCGGTGAGCCGCTTTCACTGCTGCGCCTGCGGGTAAAATATGCGTTTGTGAACGCGCAGGACGCCGGCAGCATCGCCGGATTTGAACGGATATTTCAGCGGCTGGAGATCGGCACATTGCAACAGCTGGAACGACAGTTTACTGAAGACTGGGATGTGATCCTGTTGCGCATTAATGACGAGCAGCTGACGCGCAACAACGTGCTGATGATGAATTTAGTGCGGCAGTACGGCCGCACCTGCCGGCGATATTTTTTTGATGTGCTGAACCAGCGTGCTGCAACGGTAAGGCCGGGCGGGTTCAGCGGTGAAACCGGGTTTCACGCTGCAAAATTTGAGGGGTAACGATGTCCACAATTATTACTACTGCATTTGAAAACTGGCTGGTAAGCAGGACGCTGGCCGGTGAACGGGCGCTGGCCGACACCATGATATTTGCGCTGATACCGGACCAGAGCGACGGCGCGGAGATTGATCGTGATGAAGGTATGCCCGCCGCTGAATTAATCAGCTATCAGTGTGCGATTACGCAAACCGCCGCACTGAATGCTAACGCCGTGGTGTATTCCGTGGTGTTGGATACCACCGTTGGCGACTGGGATTACAACTGGATCGGGCTGGCTGACAGCGCCACCGACACGTTACTGATGATTGTCCATCTCGCAACCCAGCGGAAAATCAAAACGCAGGACGGCCAGCAGGGTAACAGCCTGGTGCGAAACCTGGTGATTGAGTTTAACGGCGCGGCAGAGGCGGCACAAATCAACGTCACGCCGGAAACGTGGCAGATTGATTTTTCAGCCAGGCTCGGCGGCATTGATGAACGCCAGCGCATCGAAAACAGGGATATTTATGGAGCCGCCGCATTTTTTGACGACGGTTTTCTGGTGAACGTTGATGATGGCGCATACAGAATACAGCCGGGCGTCGGCTATGTCGGCGGGCTGCGGGTGACGCTTGATGCCGTCATGCCGCTTGAGCTTGCGCCGCCAGCAACCGTCTGGGTTGATGCCTGTTTTGACGGCACGGTAACTGGAGCCTGGTCGGTGCAGACAAAAATTACAGTAGCGGATGCACTGACGGACTACAGCGAGAATGGTCGCTTACATTATGTTTATGCCGTTGCCAGTATTGCGGACAACGGCGATATCAGCGATTTGCGCCCGTCCGGGTCTGTGTCTGAACAGCAGGCAAGCGATGCACTGGCACGTCACGAACGGTCACGCAATCATCCCGCCGCGACACTTGATGAACGCGGTCTGGTCAGCCTGTCGAACGATACAGACAGCGACAGCGAGGACGTGGCCGCTACATCAAAAGCGGTTAACGATGCCCGCATAAGCTGTTACCCGCTGACCGGCGGAGCGCTGAACGGTGAGGCATACAGCTATCACGCCAACAACTGGCGTCTGATTAGTGAAAACCGGGGGGTATTCTGGCGGTTTGATGGCAGCAGTTTTTATTTGATGTTTACTGATGAAGACGATCCTTTGGGCAGCTGGGGCGAATTGAGGCCATTGATTGTTGAGTGTGCCACCGGCAATTTAATCAGCCATCACGGTATCAAGGCCGGCGGTAATATTATTGCTGTCGGTATGATAATCGGGCTGAGTACCATAAACGCGACCGGGTCGGTGTTTGCCGGCGGCGGCAACTCGCAACTGAATGGCGAAGGTAATGTGTACGGTGGCATGTGGGGCGGCTGGCTGGATTACTGGATCAAAATGAATTTTATACAACAGATGCGGCTTGGTGCGGCAAAAGAGATCCGTAACAGCACCGGATCGCTTGAGGATGAATCCGGCTACGTAGTGACAATGGGGGGTGATTTCGGTGCTGATGATGGTTATTACCGTTTGCGCCCGGTTCAGGAAATGCGTAACGGCGTATGGACAACCATCGCATCTGTTTAATAGGGGGTAAAATGGCGCTGACAATGAAAAATTTTACGTCCCGGCGTGTTGATGACCGGGACAGCGGCAAAGCATTTTTGTATTTCACTGATGAAGATGGCCGTGACTGGTATGAGTCACAGTCGCTGTTTGCGGATGATACGCTGAAAATTGCGTATAACGCTGACGGGGTGATTAACTCATATTCATACGATGCATCAACACTGGCACCGGGCGGGCTGTCCGTGACTGAATTCGACGCGGACGCCGTGCCCGACGGTTTTTTTGATAATGTCAGCAGCTGGATGGTCAGCGACGGGGCAATCAGCACGCTGACAGGCGCGGCGCTGACGACGGCGCGGGAGAAACAGCGGGATATACTGCTGACTGCGGCGCGTGTCGTTACGTCTGATTATCAGAATGAGGCGCTGATCGGACTGATTTCGGACGATGACGCGGCGCGGTTTAAACAGTGGGTGGTATACGTCAAATCACTGAAATCGCTGGATCTGACCGCCGACGATATCGCCTGGCCGGTGGTCCCTGATGTGGCGTGAAATGCAGCTGGCCATCTCAGACGGAGCCGCGCCGGTCTGTTCCGTACTTGCTGCACATCCGTGGGTGTACGGGCTGGGACAGGCGGAGGAATCAGGCGTGTATCTCAGCCCTTTGAACGCCGTGGCCTGGCTGCGTCAGCGGCTGTCAGCCGCGCCGGTCCGTCAGGACGTGACCGCAATCATGCTGACCGCTGCAACGCTGAGCGAATTTATCAGCAGGCTGGCCGCGCTGGCCGCTGTGTTTCCGTTGCCTGCGGTGATGCAGGTCTGGCGACGCGCGAAAACCGCACAATCGATCGACATTACAAAAATGCAGATCCCGGCGGCCAGTGCCGGGCTGCCCGCTGCCTGCCCGCTGTCCGTTCCGACACTGCGCAGCGCGGCGGCGGCGGCGGCGGTTTCCGGTCTGGCGAATGCCACCTCTGTGACCGGCGACGGCGTGGCGGACGCATTGTCGGCGTTTAATGTGCAGCGGTCAGCGCTGATTAATGAAGCAAAAACAACGCTGGCACAGGCGCAGACGGCGGCAGTTAACGTCTGGAGCATTTCGGCGCGGCAGGATACCGGCACGGCCGGCGGACTGATGCAGGACAGCATTCCGAACCCGGATCACATTTTTACCCTGGCGCTGTTGTTTACCGGTGACGATCTGGCTGCATTACGCACCATGCTGAGGGATATATGACGCAGATTATTGTGCTGGCGCTGGACGGAGAAGCGATCCTGTTGAAAAACATTCTGGTTACGCCGTCAATGCAGCTGGCTGATAAGGACGTGTCCGGTCAGGCCAGTAGCACCGCTAATGCTGAGCAGGGGAACAAAGGTAAAGAATTGCGCATTTCGGGGCTGATCCCGTTTGAGGACAAAACGCAGCTGACGCGCCTGTTTGCTCTGGCAGAAGCTACCGACGCCAGCGGAGCACGTAAAAAATACCGCGTGGCGCATGAAGTGGCGCAGACAATTAAATTCAGGCAGGCGACATTTTCCGGCAATATCGACGCCGCGCCGCAGACAGATCGCATGGCATGGCTGGTGAATTTTACGCTGAAAGAGTATTTAAGCGTGGCCGAAAAAAAATCAATGCAGACAGCGGAAACGGCAACGGTGCAGACATCATCGGGCACGGCCAGCGCAGAGGAAACGGCTGAGCAGCTGTCATGGTTTGAAAACGTGCTGAAAAAAATTGATACGGCCATCGGACCAGCGGGGACGGATGCATGAGGCCGGTTATCATGCTGCGCGTGGGTGAAACGTCGTTGCCAGTGGTATCGTTTAACGTCGTTGCAGAGCTGTCCGCCTGTGGCCGGGGTTTTGTCACCGCTATCACCACGGAGGATTTGACCGGGCAGCTGGTTCGTCTTGATATCGGCTGGAACGACATGGTTTACCGCTGGTTCACCGGTTACGTGGAGCGCAGCAGCGCGGCAGAGAACGGGTCGCAACGGTTGTTTGTGCGCGAACTGATCGGCGTGATGGCTGAAAACTGGCCTGTGTCGCTGCAACATCCGACATTGCGCGATGTAACTGAGGCAGTGTCCGCCTGTACCGGGCTGAAATTTTCCCTGCCGTCCGGCGTCAGCTACACCGACACGGCGATCCCGCATTTCACGCATTCAGGCACCGGTTACCAGCTGCTGGCAAATCTGGGCCGCGTATTCAGCATCGCGGATTACACATGGTATCAGTTGCCCGATGGTGCGGTGTTCATGGGCAGCTATGCGGATTCGCGTTTTGCAGCGGCACCCGTTGAAATCCCCGACGAATTTGTTAAAAACGGCGCGGCGGGAAACAGTATCACGCTTGCTGTGATCCCTGCTATCCGCCCCGGCGTGATCGTCAACAACAGGCGTATCACGCAAGTGCAAATCAACGATGACGAAATGACGCTTACCTGGACTGTGCTCAACAGCGCCGGGAAACCGGCACAGAAAACCCCGGCACAGCGCCAGATAGACAAAATTTACCCGGAACTTAGCGCGGGGTTGCATTTGCCCCGTTTCGCGCGCGTAACAGGGTCCAGTGACGCCGCCGCGCTGGGAGACCAGGCCGATCCGTTCCGCCCGCGCTATGCCGTTAATCTGCAATTGCTGGATGAAAACGGTGATGATGCCGCAGACACGCCGGAATATAACGCCGTGCCGCTGCCGGTCCCGCTGTCATGTGCAGAGGGCGGACTGTATCAGTTCCCGCCGGAGGGTACGGTTGTGGAGATTGGTTTTGCAGAAGGACGGCCGGATAAACCGGTTATTCGCCAGACCATGCAGGACGGCCAGGCGTTGCCAGACATCCAGCCCGGTGAACAGCTGCAACAGCAGCGCGCGGGCGTCAGTCAGCGCGTGACGCAGGATGGCAGCTGGCAGCGGGAAACCGACCGGTCCATCAGTGAAACCAGCGCCGCACGTACAATAACAAGCGACACAGAAACGCGCACAACGACCAGCCGGAGCACGCTGGTAAAATCATCTGACACAACAACCGTGCTTGGCACGGCGAAACTGATGGCCGGTGTGGTAATGCAGCTGTCCGACGGCGATTATGCTGTCGGCTCGGCGGGCAATATCGTGATCCGCTGCGGCACAGACAGAAACAGCGATGTTGGCCAGAATGATAATCTGGCCGTCGGTGGCAATCTGACAGAGAAGATTGCCGGTATTCGTTCCAGCGCCGCTACTGTTCAGGAACTGTTAGCCCCGTCAGTGCGGCTCGGTAGCGCTGAGCTGAATATCCTGCGTCTGTTGACTGACACACTGGACGTACTGCAACAGCTGTCACAACAGACCGCCACTCACTCACACAGCAATACCGGCTCACCCACCAACAGCGCCGCGATTGCGGCGACCGGCACAACGGCCGCTACCCTCAGTAAAAAATACTCTCCGTACATCGCATAAATCCGCCCGTCAGACCAGACGCCATTTAACGCGCTCAGCGCGTTTTTGTGTGCAGGTTACGCCCTGAACTGACTGTAATGATGATCGTCCGTCAGAGTGCCATCCGCGATGCCATACCCGACGTACTGAAACGCATCTTGGACGAAAACGGCGCTACACCGCACCCGCCTGCACTATTTGGATCATAACTTTTTTGCAACAGTAAATTCTGGCAAACCATACGGCTAGGCCGCGCCAGCACTGGGCTGTTGTGTTAAGTGAGGTTTTGCAATTTGTGCAATGTTTTGCAGGGTTTTGCCAAAAAGGATCAAATTGTTTTTGCTAAGTAACTGACTAACATGATGTTTTTAAAGAGGATCAAAAAGATTACGTGAGGATCAAAACTGGTGACGGGTTTTTATCACAGTTGAGGCGAATGACGCTCAGGCCAGGACTGGCGCGGGCTGCGGCAAGAATGAGAAATAAAAGCTGAACTGTAAAATGCCTGTCCCATTCCTGTTATGTAAGGGGAGGGCGGTTTATCCCCGCTCGCGCGGGGAATTCTGTCAATTTAAATTTTCCATAGCCTTACAATCAACTTGTACGCAATGACAGCAACAATCAGGTCAATTGCTAAAACCACCGGGAAATAAATATTTTCTGGATCACTGACACCTAAAAACTCTGAAATTTTAAACCACACGGCCAGCTGATTTTCGGGCATCGGGTAAGGATATGTGTGAACGAACTTCAGGGAAAGGATACACAGCCCGATAAAAATCAATGGCTTAATTAGATTGCGGGCAGGTTTTACCATATGCGAATACCTCAATTGTGCCATATGTCATCAGGTTGCTATTCGGGATTGGTTCTCTGCGGGTTTGAAGCAACGCGCTGCGAATGCTTGCAAAATCTGACGAATGCTGGAGAGTTATGCATCCTCTGGAAACACCCATTGGGCCGATGGGGTGTAACCTGAAATGGCCGCGTTCTACCGCACTAACCCATGTGTAATCGTCAATTCTGCCGTCATCACGATACAGAGCAAACCATTCATCATAGTGCGTTGGTGTTGAGGTGAACCATGTAGGAATTTCTTTTACTTTATTTTGTAGCCATGTTCTCAGGCCGCCTTTTGGTCGTTCGACAATCCAGTATTTACCCGGCGGCAGCGGTCCGTTATCCGGTACACCAACGCACCCGCCTTTATTGCGAAACTGCTTATTACCGGAAAAAGCCAGGAATGTGCCTATGCCTGAAATTGTGAGCGGTGAGAATTTAGCCTCATTGACTACGAACTTTCCATGTAACGTCATATCTGTTCCTTAGTTAAATTATTGATCGGTTAGTAATATGTCGTTTATGGCGTGAACTGTAAACAGAGAAAGCCCCGGCGAAAGGGCTTTGTTTTTTTCGAAGTGTGGTCACTGAGTGGACATCATTAATAAAATAAGCATTACTATCATAATGTTAAGTGCATTAATTCAGGCCGCTTACGCGGCCTTTTTTATGCCTGCATAAACACCACCTTCTGTGGAGGTGGTCAGCAACAGGTTTTGGCTTTGCCTTATTGTCTTTGGATTTAAATCTTTCAGAACAGGCAGAGACTTTTTGTCAGGGCCCCTATGGGACGCTATCAATGCCACCTGCTACGCAGGTTTTTATACGCCTGCTGCGGCAGCGTGCAGTCAGTCAAACCCCGGTATGACAGGATTTATCAGTGACTTTATAGCGGCCATAAGCTTTCATGTGTGGACATTATGTGGCCGCCAGAATCATATTCATGTCTCCTTTCAGGGAGGTATTCTTATTACACCGCTCAGATAATCCGGTGTAGATCATTTGGTATCACCCGAAACGCGCTGTAATGTCACAATTAAGCCGGTGTAACGCGAAAAAGCGCGGCTCGCTGAGCGGTGCGATATTGTGAGGCAGGGCGCTGAGGTGATGCCACAGTTAAACTCCGCCTGGCGTGTCCTCTGTAAACAGTACGCTATCTGGTGATTGCTGAATCTGGCCGTAATAAAATCTGCCGGGCTGGGAACAGAGCAACAAAAGCCAGTGCCGCCCTGATTGTGCCGACGATGACTGACGACAACATTTTAGCCTGCTCATTTTATTTTCGGCGTCAGATTGTTTTTGCGTCGAAAAGGCGCCCCTTGCTCCACTTTCCGCTGAAGCCCCCGGTGGATTGTGAAATAACTGATATGGTAGCGTTACGCAACCGGCCCTGAGTGCCGGATGATTTATCATTCCCTACTGAAACAGGAATAAGTGATGAGTATTTTCAATACAGAACTGGTTACGCTGGATGGTGAAAAAACGTCACTGGCGACATGGCAGGGTGAGGTGCTGCTGGTGGTCAATGTGGCATCAAAGTGTGGGCTGACCCCGCAGTACGAGCAGCTGGAAAGGTTGCATCGCAGCCTGCACGATCGTGGATTCTCGGTGCTCGGCTTTCCCTGCAATGCTTTCCTTGGACAGGAGCCGGGTACTGGCGAGGAAATAAAGCATTTCTGTAATACCACCTACGGCGTCACCTTCCCGATGTTTAGCAAGACAGAAGTCAACGGTCCTGAGCGGCATCCTTTATATCAACGGCTGGTGGCGGCGCAGCCTGAAGCCATAGTACCGGAAGGGAGCGGTTTTCTGGAACGGATGGTGAGCAAAGGCCGGGCGCCAAAAGAGTATGGCGACATTCTGTGGAACTTTGAGAAATTCCTGGTGGGCCGCAATGGCAGCGTGCTGGCGCGTTTTTCACCGGATATGGAGCCGGAGAATCCACTGTTAGCCGACAGAATTACAGAGGCATTGGGGTCGGATAAATGCTGA